CAGAGTTATCTTCCATTCCGGGATGCAGTTACTCAGCGAGAAGATTCGATACAACCTTGGCAGTATTGAAACGGAGTTTACTTATGAGATGCGAAAGAACATCCGCATTCCGATAGAAGCATCGATGGACAGAATCGAATGCTCTCTGCTTACAAAAATATTAAGCTCACTCAATTGGCAAACAGATGCGGATGGTAAAATGTTGGCAGGATGGTTAGCAATAGCACCGATTTGCGGAGCATTGTCCTGGAGGCCTCATTGCTGGATTACAGGCCCTCGTGGCAACGGAAAGACCTATGTACTTGAACAGATTATTCACCAGGTCTTAGGAGAGTTTTCAATTAATGCTCAGGGAACAGCAGCGACAGAGGCAGCGATAAGACAGAAACTCAATAGTGATGCTATGCCTGTGACGATTGACGAATCTGAGGGCAACGATGAGAATGCAGCAAGGAGAATGCAGGAAGTCATTGCCTTGGCAAGAGCAGGAAGTTCGGAGAAATCACCTGCCATTCCCAAGGGCGGCAAGGATGGAAAAGCTACGGACTATTTTATTCGCAGTTGTTTCTTGTTTGTGAGTATCAATCCGCAACTGGTCAATGACAGCGACAAGAGAAGATTCACCGTCTTCGAACTTGCAAAGCATCAAGATTCTGAAAAGTTTAACATCCTGAACCAAAAGAAGAAAGAAGTCATAAAAAAAGATTTTGGCTTAAGATTTATTGCTCGTATAATTAATCTTGTGCCGAACATCTTGCAGTCAATTGCTATTTTTACTGAAGTCATTGCAGAAACAATAAATGATAGGGCGGTTGGTGATCAGTTTGGCGCACTATTAGGTGGATGGTGGCATACCTGGAATGATGATGTAGTTACAATAGAGCAGGCATATGATGAATCTGTCGAACTTTTGAAAATGAAAGGACTATTTAACCAAACAGCTGACTTGACTGATGAAGAAAGATGCCTTCAAACAATACTACAGAATGAAACTCGCATCGAAGGAGATTTCATTGGAACTGTAACAGTTGGAGAGTTGGTCGAATATGCTTCAGAATATGACCCACAAGCCAAAATTAAACAGAATTCAGCTAACGAGAGGCTAATGCGATTAGGATTGAAAGTAGTGGAAGATAACAAAGAAAAATATTTGCTGATTTTAAATACATCGACCTGGGTTAAAATGATTTTAAGCCGTACACCTTGGGCGATATCGTATTCAACTGTACTTTTGAGGCATACTGGAGCCTCAAAGCGAAATACTACTCGATTCAGTTCGGGTTTAATTGGCAGATGTGTGCAAATAAATTTAAAAAATATTCTGTGATTATTTGCAGTATAATATTATTATATTACATTTGTGCATCGTTAATAATTAAAACTACCAATTTATGACAAACAACAAATTTAGCACAGGCATTTTTATGGAGTGCGACAACTTCCCGACAAACGAAGTTTATGTAAAACTAATCGGAACATACATCGAAGAGGAAAGAGGCTCAAGAGATAGCTACGGATGTCAAATAGAGCCTGATTACAGCGCATATTTTGAACTGGATGACATCTTCATTACTGACTATAACAAATCGGTCACAATCGAAGAGGCAGCTATCTTGTTTGAACGTACTAAATCTGAACTTCAAACCTTATTCTCTGAAACTTTAATGGAGGCTTACGAGTCTGATATCGAGGAGGATTCACTATGGTTTTAGCAATAGCAATCTTTTGTCTCAGCACAGGTCTTGGCCTGTTGCTGATGACTGAATCTCTTGGGCCATATTCCCCGAAAGAAAAAAAGAATAACAAATATCACGAACCTAAAAACGATTAAAATGGTAAACAAAGTAACGCTGATTGGGCGAATCGGTCAAATTGATGTGAAAGATACAAAGAGCGGAGACAAGCTGACCAATCTTTCTGTGGCAACATCTGAAAGCTACAAGGATAAGAATGGCGAATGGCAGGAAAAAACGCAATGGCACCGCTGCACTATCTTCAAAGAGTTTAAAGCTGACAAAGGAGATTTGTGCTACATTGAAGGGAAAGTTGAATACAGAGAACACGATGGGAAATATTACACCGATATCATAGCCTCTACCGCACGTAAATTGAGTTATAAAGGAGAAAAACAGACTGAGCAGTACGAAGATAAGCCAAGCTTACCCGAACCAACTAACGGTCAAATGGTGGCTATGAAGATAAAAGTAAAAAAAGGTGAACTTACAATATCACAGATACAAGATAAGTTTAATCTAACGACAGAACAATTGGCACAACTCAGAGCTGAAACTCCTTCCAGTGATGATGATGGTGAGTTACCATTCTAAAAAATTAGAGCATCCGATTGAGATGCTCTTTTTTTTATGCCTTGTTTTCTTCGTTGTTTTCTACTTTTTTCTGCTGAACTTTACCATACAGAAGCGTTCCGGTAAAGGCAGCTATCGATGTCAAAAATATTGAGATTCCCGACCAGTCCAATGTAGTACATTTTACTGCGTGAATGATTATGTAAACCAATATACCAATACACAGCAAGCACACACACAAAGTACCCAGGAACAAAGTTACTCGCATACTTGAAACATCTGTGCTTTCTTTTAAGAAGTTAAACATATTAGTAGGTTTTATCAAGTTTCTCGACAAGGGATAAAAGCTTTTTCATCATCGAAGTATTGTTTTCGATTACGTGATTATTTGATGCAACTGTATCCATCAGTTTCGCACGATCTTCAGTAAAATACGTTTCAAGTCTTTTTTCAAGGTCGTGTATTCTTGCTTCGTTTTTCTTGTGCCATACAAAAAATTGCTTTCCCATAAAATAGATGATGGCAATCATTAAGATGGCAAAAATGCCTAATACCCCATAGTTTGCGAGTTGATTTAAAAAGCTGGGGACTGCTTCCTGGAATAATAGTGTGTTCATTCTTCTATTGGTGGAAATGGTGGAGATGGTTTTGGTTTATAGTCTATCAAAGGTAAGGTTTTTACCCACATAAATTCAGGATTAACGCAAAATTCCATTTCCTCAACAGAAATTATCCAGTTGTCTTCTATGTCTTGTATTGGGTTGAAATAGCTGTCATCGTCATAAAGCTGACCGACTAAGCTATCTTTTTGCGATTCTGTTAATAGTCCTACTTGTATCATACTTGTCTTGCTAAAGTTGTGTTAAATGCCTGTACCGCAGTATAAAAATTAGCTGCTTCGGTATCTAATAAGCTATCACCGATTGATGCAAAAGCAAATTGTTTTGATGAAAATATTTGAGCTATACCATTATTATTTCTTGCACCAACATAAACATCAAAATTTACTGATCCTGTTCCTGCAAATGTGTTTGTACCTTTTAAAATACCGTTTAAAAACCCTTTATGATTTGATGATGAATATCTTGTGTTAATATGAAAACCTCTTGAATCAGCATTTGCGAAACTTACAAATTGACCTCCACCTGTTGAATGATTTGTGTAATATGCAATATTTGAAATTCTTGAATCAATACCAAACCCTATAGCTGCACCACTAAAATTTCCTATGTCTTCTTTTACTTCATCAATATTTGTTCTAACATAAATTGACATATGATTATTATTAGTCATTGCAGATGGATTTAAAAAAGTATTTGCATATGAATTAGTTCCATTGCCTTGTATACCATTTGCACTATGAGTCATACCACCAAAAAACACTAACCTAAAAGCTGCATTAGTATCTTGTGGGTCTTTTAAATTCCACTTGTGAGTTGTAGCAGTACCTCCAACAAAAGGATATATCGCTTTCATTTTAGTCCAAATACCGAAGCCTTTCATACTTACTACTAAGGTATTGATAGCACTTTTTTGCGTGTTATCTGTTATGCCTGCTGCCGTAATGAACGCCTGCGCATCGGGGTCATAAGCAACCCCAAAAGAATAAGGATTTATAATCATCTTGTTCCGATTAGAGTTATTTTAAGACCTGTTGCTGTGCCGTTTCCGACCTGATCAATATCTATTGTAATTTCGGCATCGTCAGTTAGCGCAGATGTTGTTATAGTTGCAGCAGTTGCAGCAGTAACAGATGTTTTCTCTGTGTTGTCAATGGTCAGCTTTGTGCCGAGAACAGAACTGCCACCTTGATTTATGTCAACGGTAAAAATAGAACCCGAAGCCTGAGCCGTTGTTAAACTTGCACGAACCGAAGTTAGTGTCATTGCGTGAGGCATCCTAAAGGTTACCTTTGCAGTTCCAGTTGTCAATGCTGTAGTTTCATCGCTTGCAGCAAGTTGTATCTCGACAGCTTGTCTTGTATCGTTTTCTAAATGTAACAAGATGTGTCCATCTACTGCGCTTTTCTTTGCGCAATATCCGATTATAACTATGTAATTAGGTGATGCAGGTTTAACATTTGTAATTGCTCCCGGTGTTGTTGTACTGAGATACAAAATATCACCTTCAGTAAATGCGTTTGTGTTAACTCCGTGAATTATTCCGTTAACCGCCACAAAGCCATTTGAACTATCTGCGATGTCTTCGGCAACAATACCAAAGGCTGTCTCGCTATTTGCTACGCTATCAGCTTGTGCTAAGTTTATACCAACAAATCCACCTGCAACTCCAACTACCTTTACAACGCTGCCTTTGCTAATAGTAGAACCGCTTGTATTACGTGCCTTAACTACTAATTGTTGACCAACCTTATTTTTTAAACCGCCTTGTAAACCTAAATCTAAAGTACCATCTGTGTTATTCCACGCCAATTCACCAACCCCAACAGAATGTCCAAGTGTTGTTTCAAAATCTAAATAATCCAAATCAATTATTGATTTATTATTAGCTGTATTTCCTGAGCCTAAAACTTGGTCTAAAGTTATAACTGCATTTTGTTGCAATACCCAAATAGCTGCTCCTGTTGTCGCATCCGAACATTCGTAAACGGTACCATTATCTAATGTCCAAAGCGAGCCAATTTGATAGCCTTTTGTATCGTCATCCGTAGTTGTCGGAGTATTTCCAAAATTATACAAAGACAAGCGAATAGTGTTGCCTGAGCTGCCCATTATATACCTTACACCGCCCTCCCATTTACTCTCGTAACCGAGTCCGCATATTTCTGCGATACCTTTTAACCCACCTAATCCAG